CTTAGCGCAGATGGCGCAAATAGTCAAGCAAAACTTGAGGCGGCTAAGATAGCATTTACCGAAACGTTGCCGACACGCGTCAACTCGGAGAAGTCGGCGATTGTGGTCATCATGCAGCGACTGCACGAGGACGATACGTCAGGCGTCATTCTCAAGATGGGCTTGCCTTACGTACACCTGTGCATCCCGATGCGATTCGAGCGCGACCGGCGCTGTGTCACGTCGATCGGATGGGAGGACCCACGCACCGAAGACGGCGAATTGATGTTCCCGGAGAGGTTTGGAGAACAGCAGGTAAGGGAGCTAGAGGCTACGCTTGGGACATACGGCACCGCTGGCCAGCTACAACAGCGGCCCTCACCGCGTGGCGGCGGGATGCTCAAATCATCGTGGCTCACGTACTGGCACACGGTGCCGCCCGCGCTCGACTTTAGATACATCACTGCCGACACTGCGCAAAAGACCAGCACGCAGCACGACTACTCGGTGTTGCAATGTTGGGGGCGCTCGGTGGCAGGCAAAGCGGTGCTGTTAGACCAGATCAGGGGCAAGTGGGAGGCCCCAGAGCTAATTACAGAGGCTCGGGCGTTTTGGCTCAAGCACCTGCACGACGGCAGGCCGATCATGGCCAAGGCTCCATTGAGAGCTATGTATGTCGAGGACAAGGTATCAGGAACCGGGCTTATCCAGACGCTACGCCGCGAGAGCATTACCGTTTTGCCGGTCCAGCGAACCAAGGATAAGCAGGCCAGGGGGTATGACGCAGCGCCGTTTATTGAGGCCGGTAACGTCGCAGTGCCGCAGGATGCTCCATGGTTGTCTGATTTTCTGGCTGAGTTTTCGACATTCCCGAATGGTGCGCATGATGACCAGTTGGACCCATTATTCGATGCTATCGACCTTGCGCAAAAGCTGCCGGCGGTAAAATCGCAAACTGTCCAGGCATTGCCAACCGTGTCGCGTTGGTGATACTTTCGCGCGTGAAAGGGCCCGATAATGCCGCGTATATCCAAAGCACAGAAACTTGCCGAAGTCCATCAGGAGGCGTTGGCAGAGTTTGATGAGATCCAGGGCGCCATGCGCGACGAGCGTTTGCAGTGCCTGCAGGCCCGGCGGTTTTACTCGATTCGCGGCGCGCAGTGGGAAGGCAATCTAGGCGAGCAATTCGCGAACAAGCCTAAATTTGAGGTCAACAAAGTACACCTCGCGGTTATTAGGATTATCAACGAGTATCGCAACAACCGTTTTGACCCTGAGTTTGTCAGTCGCGACGGATCCAAAAACGATGCCTTGGCCGACTTTTGTGCCGGTTTGTTCCGGGCTGATATGCAGGACTCTGGAGCCCAGGAAGCCTTAGACAATGCTTTTGAAGAGGCTGTGGGCGGTGGATTTGGTGCGGTAAGACTGCGCAACGTCCTGCAGGACGAGGAAGACGAGGAAAACGACGAGCAGCGAATCGTTATCGAACCCATTTACGACGCTGACAGCTCGGTTTTCTACGACCTCGACTCCAAGCGCCAGGACAAAAGCGATGCCAAACGGTGCTATGTCATCACCGCTATGTCTCGCTCGGCGTACGAAGACGAGTATGGGGACAACCCTGCAAGCTGGCCGAAAGATATCCAGCAGCTAGAGTTTGACTGGGAGACGCCCGATTTTGTCTATGTCTGCGAGCACTATCGGGTGGAGGAAACACGCGAAACGCTCTACACATACGAAGGCGTCGACGGCACGCAAGAAAAGGTCTATCAGTCACAACTCGATGCCGATGACGACTTAGAAGACGATTTGGTTGAGCGTGGATTTCGGGTGGTGAAAGAGCGCAAGGTTAAGCGCCGCCGGGTTCGCAAGTACATTTTCTCCGGTGTCCCGCTTGAGGACTGCGGATACATTGCAGGCCGGAATATTCCGATTATCCCGACCTACGGCAAACGTTGGATGGTTGATGGTGTCGAGCGTTGCATGGGTCACGTGCACTTGGCACAGGACGCCCAGCGGCTCAAGAATATGCAGCTCTCAAAGCTCGCAGAGATCAGCGCGCTATCGAGCGTTGAAAAGCCAATTTTCCTGCCGGAACAGGTCGCAGGCCATCAGTTAATGTGGGCTGAAGACAACCTCAAAGACTACCCGTATCTGCTGACCAACCCGATTACCGGCCCCGATGGATCTGCTCAGGCTGCCGGCCCAGTTGCGTACACCAAGCCCCCGTCAATTCCGCCTGCAATGGCTGCGTTACTGCAGATCACCGAGCAGGATATGGCGGATATCTTGGGAAGCACGCAGCAAGCCGACAAGATGGTGCCCAATATTTCAGGCAAGGCTGTAGAGCTGATCCAAGAGCGTATTGACGCCCAGGCATACATCTACATGTCAAACCACGCCACGATGCTAAAGCGCCTCGGCGAGGTCTATCTGAGCATGGCTAAGGACGTGTATGTCGAAGAGGGCCGCAAGGTCAAGGTCATCGACGAGCAAGAACAAGTCGAATCGGCCTCGCTCATGAAGCCCAAGGTTAACGACGAGACCGGAGCTATCGAGTACGAAAACGATATCAGCGGCGCTGACTTTGACGTTGTGGTGTCTGTAGGCCCCACCTCGCGCAGTAAGCGGCAGTCTACGTTGCGGGCGCTGACTGGGATGATTCAGATCAGCGACGACCCTGAAACGCGCCAGGTGCTGACCTCCATGGCCATGATGAACATGGAAGGCGAGGGCATCCAGCCAATTCGCGATTATTTCCGCAAGAAGTTGGTCAGGATCGGAGTTATCGAACCGACCGACGCGGACAAGGCAGAGATGCAAGCTATGGCAGCCAATCAGCCGCAAGACCCCAATGCGGTGTTTTTACAGGCCGCCGCTGAAGAGGCCATGGCCAAGGCTTCGCAGGCTCGCGCGTCGGTTATTAAGACGGTTGCAGACGCTGAGCTTGCCAAAGCTAAGACAATTGAGACCTTGGGTAATGTCGACGCAAAGGCTCAGGACCAGTCGCTAAAGATGGTTGAAATGCTCGGTGGTGCGTTAAGTCGGCCAGAGCAAATCCAGCAACCTAATATTGCGCCGCCAATGTAATATTATGTGATTACCGGTAACCGGCCGCCGTCAATGGCCGAGATTAAAGGAAACGTGATGCTAGAAAACCAAGTCAATCAGGAACCGCAAGACATCGAAAACGAGTCGATCGACCAAGAGCAGACCGAAGATATTAGCGACGAGCCGAATCCCGTCGAAGATGTCGAAGTCGAGCAGGAAGGCGACGACGGGCAGGAAGATGAGATTGTTGTTTCGATTGGCGATGTTTCGCCGCAAGAGGAAGAGCGCAAACCCGCTGCGAAATGGATAAAGGAAGTACGCAAGCTAAATCGCGAGCTGGCACGTAAAAACCGAGAGCTTGAAGCGCAGTTAAACTCTACTAGGACCGAGCCCAATCCGGTCAAGGTAGTGGCAAAGCCCACGCTTGATGGTTGCGACTATGACTCGGAGCGGTACGAAGCCGAGTTAAGTTCGTGGTACGAGCAAAAGAGACAAGCGGATTTATTGGATGCCCAGGCCAAAGAGGCTGAAGCCCAGCAAATCCGCAAGTATCAAGAGCGATTAGCAGCGTATGGGAAGGCAAAAGCCGAGTTACGAGTGCGCGACTATGAGGACGCAGAGGAAACTGTTTTGCAGCACCTCGACATTCCTCAGCAAAACGTAATCGTGAAGGGAGCAGAGAACGCCGCACTGGTGGTCTATGCACTCGGCAAGAACCCGACCAAGGCGAAGGAACTAGCATCGATTAAAGACCCGATCGATTTTGCGTTCGCTGTAGCACGACTGGAGAGAGACTTGAAAGTTAGCAACCGCGCAAAAAAGGCGCCGCCGCCTGAGAAGGTAGTCACCGGGAGCGGGCGCATATCTGGGTCGGTGGATTCGGAACTTGAACGACTGCGGGCACACGCTGAAAAAACCGGCGATATCTCCGCAGTTCTTAGGTATAAACGTCAACGTAAAAAGTAGGTTAAATCATGGCAAACTCTTTTAGCAAAGAAGAGCGCGTACAGTTCGAGGACATTCTCGAAGGCTTTAATGACGCGCTTATCCTCTCCAAAAACGTCGCGGTCTACAACACCGACCAGTCGATGATGGAGCGCACCAACAACATCGTGTGGCGTCCGCAGCCTTACATCGCCACGTCGTACAACGGCACCGACCAGACGACCAACTTTGACGACTACACTCAGTTGTCGGTCCCCGCGACCATTGGCTTCTCGAAGGCCGTGCCTTGGACGATGACCGCCACCGAACTGCGCGACGCTCTGCAGGAAGGCCGGCTCGGCGACGCTGCCAAGCAGAAACTTGCTAGCGATATCAACGTGGCCGTTATGAACGTCGCCGCTCAGCAAGGCACTTTGGTGGTCAAGCGTACTTCAGCAGCGTCTGGCTTCGACGATGTTGCTCAGTGCGAAGCGATTTTCAACGAGCAGGGCGTGATGTTCAACGACCGCTATCTTGCTTTGTCGACTCGCGACTATAACGGCATGGCTTCCAACCTTGCTGTCAGCACCCGCTCGTTCGGCAACGAGATCTCGGATCGCGCTTTGCGTGCCGCTTACGTCGGCCCCGTGGCATCTTTCGAAACCTACAAGCTCGACTACGCTGTGCGTAAGACCGCAGCCGCTGGTGGAGCCGGCATCACGATGTCGACGCTGACCGCTGCTGGTAACTACTGGGTGCCGAAAGCCACGACCGTCAGCGTGACTGGCGAGTCTGGCAACGTCGACAACCGTTTCCAAACCATCACGGTTTCGAGCACGACCAACGTCGCTGCTGGTGATTCGTTCACGATCGCCAACTGCGAGGCTGTGCACCACATCACCAAGGGCGGCACTGGCCAACTGAAGACCTTCCGCGTTATCTCGGTTCCGTCTTCAACGACCTTGGTTATCTCGCCCCCGATCATCAGCAACCAGGGTGGCACGGATGCTGAAGGCCAGTATCAGAACGTGGCATTCAGCGCGACTGCCTCGAACGCGGCCTTGGTGTTCCTGAACACCGCCACGGCTGCCATGAATCCGTTCTGGCAGAAGGACGCCATCGAGATCCTGCCTGGCCGGTACGCTGTGCCTGATAACGCGGGCGTTGCTGTGATGCGTGGATCGACGGATCAAGGCATCGAATTGGTGATGACGAAGTTTTACGACATCAACACCATGAAGACCAAGTTCCGAATCGACACCCTGTTTGGCGTGGTGAACAAACAGCCTGAAATGTCCGGCATCATCATGTTCGGCCAGCCCTGATAAATAAGGATTAGACATCATGTTGTTATCTGCTAACGGGACCGTACAGGTCGCCATCCCGGCCGGTGAATCGATCGCTGTTTATAGTCAAGGCTATGCAGTCGTTACTCGCCTGGTCGGTTTCCCTAACTACCCCGAAAAGACCGCTCCGGTCGGCACCGTCAATAACTCCCAGGCTGTTTTTGGCCCCTACGCCGGCGGCGCTCAAATCATCATCGAAGCTCAAGGCGGCGTTGAAGTGCAGTACGAGGTTGGCACTGCTCCGGTGGTCAAGCAAGACCGCCGCGAGGCTACTGTGCAGCCCACGCCTATCGCTGTTAACACGACGGCAACGCTGAC